CACCGACCGCATCGCCATGGCCTCGGCGCCGCCAGGCACGCCGCCGGCCTTCGTCCCCGGCTGCGCGCCCCGTGCGAGCGCGCCGTTGAGGTTCTGGTTTTGAACCACGATCCCGAAATAGATCTCCTGCTTGGAGGCGCGGCCCACGGCGCGACTCCGGTCCCGACGGCCCCGCGCGCGCCCCTCCCGCGCGGGGCCGTCGGTGAGGCGGCGTCGATGAGCTATGGCGGGATGGACTTCAACGGATCGTCGCCGATCATCACCGGCGGGGGCCTGGGCGGCGGCGGCGCGCACGACGCGGCCAGCCGCTTCGACCGTTCGCTGGCCCTGTGGCAACCGGGCCTCGGTTCGGCCGACCTCGACGTGCTTCTCGACCAGCCGTTCGTCGAAGCCCGCGCCCGCGATTCGCAACGCAACGATGCCTATGTCGCCAACGCCCGCGAGATCCACAAGGACAGCGTCGTCGGCCACATGTTCATGCTCAACGCCAAGCCTTCGGGCAAGACGCTGGGCCTCGACGAAGTGTGGGAGCAGGAGTTCCAGGAGGAGGTCGAGACCAAGTTCACCCTCTGGGCCGAGAGTCCGAATCATTGGGTCGACGCCAGCCGGATGAACACGCTGACCTCGATGATCCGCATGGTCGTCGGCCTGATCGCCACCAGCAGCGAGACGCTGGCGACCGCCGAGTGGATGAAGGACGGCCGCCCCTACAACACCGCGATCCAGATGATCGACATCGACCGCCTGTCGACACCGATGGGCATGTGGAACAACGAGTTCATGCGAGCCGGGGTCGAGAAGGACTTCAACGGCGCCCCGACCGCCTACCACATCCGCACCCGGCACCCCGCCGATTTCGGCATGTTCTCGATCATCCCGACATGGAAGCGCGTGCCGATCCGCAAGCCATGGGGCCGGCTGCAGGTGATCCACATCATGGAACAGCTTCGGCCCGACCAGTCGCGCGGCATCGCCGGCATGGTCAGCGCGCTGAAGGAAATGCGGATCACCAAGAAATTCCGCGATGTCGTGCTTCAGAACGCCGTGATCAACGCCACCTACGCCGCGACGATCGAAAGCGATCTCCCGGCCGAAAGCGTGTTCGCCCAATTGGGCGGCGGCAACCTGGGTGAGGTCGAGGCGCAGAACGCGATCGAGCACTACGCGACCGGCTATCTCGGCGCGATCGACGCCTACAGCGGCAGCGCAAAGAACATGGCGCTAGACGGCGTGCGGGTGCCCCACCTGTTTCCGGGGACGAAGCTGAAACTGACGCCGGCAGGTCCAGGCGGCCCGCTGGGCTCCGAGTTCGAGCAATCGCTGCTGCGGTACATCGCCGCCGCGCTCGGGGTTTCCTACGAGCAACTGAGCAAGGACTACAGCCAGACCAACTATTCGTCGGTCCGCGCGGCGATGAACGAAACCGCAAAGGCGATGAAGGCCCGCAAGAAATTCGGGGCCGACCGTTTCGCCTCGGCCGTCTACCGCCTGTGGCTGGAAGAAGCGCTGAACAAGAAAGACATCAGCGCGATGAGCCGCAAGGCCCCGAGCTTCTACGAGGGGCTGAACGGCGACGCCTATTGCGCCTGCGAATGGATCGGCGCCGGCGCCGGTCAGATCGACGAACTCAAGGAAACCCAGGCCGCCATTCAGCGGATTCTGTTCGGCCTCTCGACCTGGGAAGACGAACTCGGCCGCTTCGGCAAGGACTGGCGCAAGGTGTTCGTACAGATCCAGCGTGAGCAGGCGGAGCGCGACAAGCGCGGCATCCTGCAGAACGTGCAGTCCGACATGGCCAACGCCACCACCGGGGCGACCCGTAACAAGGAGCCCGGCGAAGGCTCGACCGACACCGGCCAGGAAGTCAAGGGCGGAGGGCCAGGCAAATGACCACCAATCCCTACATGGCCCTGTTTGCTGGCCCGGCGCCGTGCCTGATCGCGCCCGAGATGCAGCCGGTGTTCGAGACCTGCCTGACCATGCTGCACGAGACCTTCGACGAGCCGAAGGCCAGGACTCAGGCGGCGACGAGCAGTTCGTTCTGGCCGGACGATCCCGATTCCTATCTGGCGATGATCCGTCCCTATCAGGTCAACGACGACGGCATCCTGACGATCCCGGTGCAGGGAGTCTTGCTGAGCAACTTCCCCTACTCGTTCCAGTGGGCCACCGGGTACGACTACATCCTGCAGGCGATGATCCGCGGCATGGCCGACTACGCCGTGCGCGGCATCGCTCTGGCGGTCAATTCGACCTGGTCGACAAGATATTCGACATGCGTGGGACCAAGCCGATCCGGGCCTATGCGGCCGACGGAATGTACTCGGCGGCCTACGCCATCGGCAGCGCGGCCGACAGCATCACCGTCACCCGCAGCGGCGGCGTCGGCTCGATCGGCGTCGTGCAGGGGCACAAGGATGTCAGCGAGGCGATGAAGCAGGACGGCCTGAAGATGACCTTCATCTTCGCCGGCAAGCACAAGGTCGACGGCAATTCCTACGAGCCGTTGCCGCCGGCCGTGAAGGCCAGAATGCAGAGCCGCATTGATGTGCTCTACGAGGAATTCGTCGCCACCGTGGCGAGGAACAGGGGCATGGAGGCACAGGCGGTTCGGGACACCGAAGCCCTGTCCTTCACCGCCCCGGAAGCCGTCGAAAATGGGTTGGCCGATTCCATCGGTTCGCTCGACGACGCCGTTGCCGCATTCGCGGCAGATCTCAACCAAGATGAAGGAGACATCGAGATGTCCACCACGGACACCACGGCGGTCGCTCTGGCCGCCCACGAAGCCGCCGTGACCGCGGCCCGCGCCGAGGGCCTTGCGGCCGGCCGCGCGGAAGGAAATACCGCCGGCGTCGCTGCTGGCGTCACCGCCGAACGCGCCCGCGTCAACGCCATCCTGGCTTCTGACGAAGCCAAGGCGCGGCCGGTGGCCGCTCTGGCCGTCGCGCTCGACAGCGACATGTCGGAAGCCAGCGCCAAGGTCTTCCTCGGCAAGATGCCAGTCGAAGCCAAGGCGACCGCGGCGACCGAGACCATCGTCGATCCGCTCGCCGCCGCCATGGCAGCGTCCGGCGGCGGCGCTGGCGTCGGTGCGGAAAGCGGCATCGCCGATCCTGCCGCGACCGCCAACGGCGAGGGCGTCATGGCCCTCGCCAAATCGCTGCGCCTGCCCGGCCTGCGGTACGCCGACTAGACGCGCCGCCCAGCAACCCAAGACTCTGAGGAATCAAGACAATGGCCAATATCAACGTCCCCTACTCCGACGCTGGCGCAGCCAGTTTCGAGCAGCTTTACACCTGGCTGCAGACCTGGCTGTTCGGCGGCCTCGATCCCGCGCCGCGCAGTTTCCCGTTCGCGGTCGATGAGAACCAGACCCTGGTCCTCGGCCAAGTCGTCGGCCTGAACGCCCGCAACAAGATCGTTCCGGCCACCTTGGCCAGCACGACCACCTCCTACTATGTCGCCAACGCAGCGATCGTGGCAGGCGGCACGGGCGGCACCAACGGCGCCCAGACGGTCACCGGCACCACCGGCACGGGAACCAAGTTCCAGGCAGGCGTCACCGTGGCCGGCGGCATCATCACCGCGATCACATCGATCCTGGTCGACGGCGCCTATTCCGTCGCGCCGACGGTCCCGACGGTCGAGCCGGTCACCGGCGGCGGCCTCACCGGGGCGACGCTGGCCCTGACCATCGAGTCGGCCGTCGTGCCGACCGCTGGCGTTCAGGCAACCGGAGTGATGACCCAGAACCTGACCACGCCGGTCGGGGTCGACACGATCACCTGCCCGATCTGGTATCAGGGCAGCTTCTCGATCCGTGGTCTGACCTGGGACCCGTCGTTCACCACCGACGCCGAGATGTTCGCGGCGTTCCGCGGCGCGCCCACGCCGACCAACATCATCGTCGTCAAGCGTCAATCGGATCTCTAGGCCCGAACGACATAACCCCTGAAATAGAAAGGATACCTAGAGATGACCGCCGTCACTTCCAATCCGTATGAGCTATGGGACCTTCGTAAGTCCATCGGCGTCATGCGCAACGTCATCCCGGCCTTCAGTTATTGGCTGCCGATGTTTACGTCCGAGGTCAACAGCCCGAACGAATACATCGACTTCGAAAAGCTGCCGGCCCTCAACCGTCGTCTGGCGCCGTTCGTGCGTCCGATGGGTCAAGGCCGGCCGATCTACACCGACCAGTCGACCGCCTATCGCTTCAAGCCTAGCTATATCAAGCTGCGGGACGAAATCGATCCCACCCGCATCCTGACCAAGATCCCCGGCATCGACGCGATGCTCGACCCGGCGGTCCTGAGCGCGGCGGCCCGTCGCGAAGCCCTGCGCGCCGCGATCACCGTGCAGCACGTCCGCACCATCGAGCGGCGGTGGGAATGGCTGGCCGCGCGTGCGGTGATCGATGGCAAGGTGACGATCGGCGGCACGCTGGAATATCCGGCCGTGCAGCTCGACTTCAACCGCGACGCCGGCCAGACGGTCGTTCTGGGAAGCGGGAGCACCTGGGGTTCCTCGGGTGTGTCGATCATGGACTTCATCCAGAGCGTCTGCGACCTGATGATTTATCCGGTCGGTGGCTTCGGTGGCTTCCCGACCCGGCTGACCATGGGTTCTCACGCCTGGCAGGCTTTCCGGGCGGACCCGGAAGTTCTCGCCCAGATGAACAAGTTCTACCCCGTCACCGCCGACGTGGCCGGC